TCAGGATTAAAATTATGAATGTACTGAACGCAATTTTCGATTCCATCCGAGATCATGTCCTCCTTGAACATGTAATTAACAAAATTAGGTTTGAATGATAAATGATTTGCAATCTTCAAGAAACATTCACCAATGTATCTGGGGATAACTGGTTTTACTTTACCCTGAATTTGTGCAATTTCAACATCCTCACGATATCTGATAAGTGCAGCCAAGAACTCCTTATTGTTTACATAATGTTCCGACCTCTTTCTTTTTGCCATGGGTCTTATCATAAGTTTATCTCATAATATGTATAGATTATATCATCTTACCACTCACTTGACAAGACCTCAATTACTCTATAGAATAACTCTGTTAAGGGTGATGAGACAGCTATAGCTTAAGATTCCATTTTATAGATCTTCTCTAAGATTTCTTTAGCGTCGTTAACAGTAGATATAAATCCCATCTTTTTACTTAACTTAGGTTGACCTGATTTGTCAGAGTGTGAATCTCTTACATAGGATTGATACATTACAATCATATCAATATCCGATGATTCGCTCATTGTCATCACGTCATCTAATTTAAGCATAAACATATCTTCATTAGTTGTCTTTAACCATGGTTCAATTTTATATCCAACAACACCTATACGAGATTTAATTTCATTAACAACAACTGGATTAGTTATAATTAGTATTGTTCTGTCCTCTTCTTCAGAGGCAGCAACTTTTGCGAAGATTTCCTCTCCAGACTTTAATTTTATTGTTGCGTAAAAGTCTTCTTCAATTCCCATGTTTTCCTAATTGAATAGTGATTATCTCATAGTTAAAATTTTCTTCATTATAGATTTTAATTCTTTCTATCAAATGATTTAGTGTATAATTTCTTCTAGAGTTTTTTGTACAGTCATCAGCAATATCATACAATATAGCCTTTACTTTATTTTTTCCCTTTCTAAGAACTCTTCCAATACTTTGAAGATTTCTGATTCTTGATTTACTAGGAGAAGCAAAGATAACATTATGGAGATTTTTAATATTGATGCCTGTAGAAAAAGTTCCATAAGATGCTACGATAATGGCATTCTTTTCTTTTTCTGTTATCTCTCTTGCTAGTTCCCTTTCTTCAGCATCTATACCACCATGTATAAAAAATACCTTGCGGTCATCACCCTTGTTATTATTTATCTTATCATAGAGCACTGCTCCGTGTGCTTCGACTCTACTGTAAAGGACAAGAGTATTGCCCTTTAGATCTAATGCTAGGTTAGTTATAAATTTATTTCTCTGCTCATGTGAGATGAGATATTCTAATTCATCATTGTAAGATTCAAATACCTGAGGTGGATGCTTAAGAACAAGACATTGAATATCGAGTTGTGATAAGTGACCTTGCCTCATCAACTCCTCTGTTCTTGTCACTTTATATGATGGACCAAACAATCCTTCCAGAACCCACTTATGAGTTTGCGTGCCATCTAGAGTGCCAGTAAATCCAAATCTATATTTTGCATGGTGCAATTTTGTCATTATAGATATTAAAGACTTACTCTTAAACAAGTGAGCTTCATCACCAATCACAACATTATATTCTTCAAAGAAACTTCTATCCAATTTGTAGACAGATTGCCAAGTTGTGATTGTTACTGGAGCATCATTACTCTTTTCTCTACCAGAATAGATACGGTGACAATATGAATCAGCATCCCAACCATAATCAAGAAAATCCTTATACATCTGCTCTACAAGAGATGTCGTTGGAACGATTAAGAGTGTTTTTTGCCCTTTGTCAGCGTAATATCTTACGAGGGAATAAATCATCAGAGATTTGCCGCTGGCAGTGGGGCTTATCAATAGTTTTCTATTGTGCTTTAGAGCACCGTAT